AGAAACAATACATTGATGCAGTAAACAAGTCAGGCAGTATCATGGGCGGCGCAAGGCTTTTAAACGTACCGCGCCAGACTGTACAGGAAGCATTAAAGAAGATACGCAGAAGGGCATCAGTACAGGGGTATTCACCTGCTCATGATATGACCAGAACTGTACCTGAAATGTACAGGGTGAAAGGCGTATCAACCTACTACAATAAAGACGGTAAGCCATCAGGCCAGTGGGTGAAGTCAAGCATTGATAATGACAGGTATCAGCAAATGATGCTTGAAGCTATTGAGGCTATTAAAGAGGATATACCGCGCCTTACGCTGATGCATCCACCGCCATTAGGTAATGATAACTTATGCAACTGCTACGTGATCACCGATTACCACATGGGTATGCTTGCATGGGATGAAGAGGCCGGCGAAAACTGGGATATCAAGATAGCAGAAGATTTAATCGTCAAATGGTTCAAGCAGGCAATAGCACAATCACCAGATTCAAATCATGCAGTATTTGCACAATTATCTGACTTCCTGCACTTTGATGGCATGGATGCAGTAACGCCAGCATCTAAACACTTGCTAGACGTTGATACAAGATTCTCTAAGCTGGTGCGATCTGCTATCCGTGTATTGCGTCAAATCATAGATATGCTGCTAACCAAACACCAGACTTTGCACATCATCATGGCAGATGCTAACCATGATCCAGTATCACAGATATGGCTGCGTGAATGGTTCAGTGTATTGTATGAGAACGAACCGCGCATTACGGTAGATAAAAGTCCTAATCCATACAATGCGTATGAATTCGGTAATACGGCTCTATTCTTCCATCATGGGCATAAGCGCAATGTTTCTAACATATCCAGTGTGTTTGCTTCGCAGTTCCGTGAAATGTATGGGCGCACTAAATACGCTTATGCACATCTAGGGCATCTTCACCATATCGATGTTAAAGAGGACAACCTGATGATTGTTGAACAGCACAGGACACTGGCAGCCAATGATGCTTACGGTGCAAGAGGCGGTTACTTATCAGGCCGTGATGCAAAGGTGATTACTTACGATAAACGGTTCGGTGAAGTATCAAGGCTAACCATCAATTCAGATATGTTAAAGGACTAGACGAGGTGAACTAATGAGATACATTGTATATACATTCTATTTTCTTGTTGACACTGAAAATGGTATTCCAGTGAAGCCTACATTATGATTTGGCTATGGCTACTTAAAATTGGCGGTGTAATGCGTAACGTTACACAGTTCATAATCTCGCACTGGCTTGAGTTTACCTTTCTGGCCTTATGCTTGCTTGTCCTATGGTACAGAAACGCCTACATCAGCGAGAAAACAGCGTTTACGGCACATCTTGAAGCAGATAAACAGGCGTATAACTTGCGGATTGTTGAAAATCGCATCAAAGAAACCGCACATGCCAAAGATGTAACTGAACTTAACGACCTGCACGTTAAAGAACTAGAGGCTATTAAAAATGATTATTCAAAACGTAACAAGACTGATGCCGTTACTATTGCTGATTTGCGTAAGCAGTTGCGCGACAAACTCGCCGCAGATACCTTTGGAGTGCCCACATCCCCAAGCGATACCGAAGGAAATCCCGAAGTATGGCGAAACAGTTACACAACCCTTGCTGGACAATATCAAACGCTGAAAGATGCTTGCACCATTACAACATCGGATTTTAATGCATTGCGTAAATGGGGTGATTCTGCGTGTGAATTGGTTACCTGCAAATAATACTTTCTGTTAAAATGCCACTTTCGCTGATTAATGGAGAGAGTGGTTGAAAATATCCCACTCCCCAAAAATTACTCACGGTGCTTTGAAAGGCGCATATTTACTTGATGTAAGTTGCTCTCCGTCGGCACCAAGTATATTTATCATTGTTTCACTTTTAATGTAATATTGTGAAATATCAAGCAGTTATCCAATCTGAAATAATCTAGTTTGCTTTCTAAATGTAATTAAATTAAAGTGTAACTCCCCAAGAATTACGCATCGATTTACGCATGGCAAGTATCAAAAAACATAAAGACGGTTACAGGGCACAGATATATGTACTCGGTGAGCGTGAAAGCAAAGTATTCCGCACTTTACGTGAGGCTAATGCGTGGGCATCTATGCGTGAAACAGAAATCCGCGCAAATGCTAAGAAGTCATCAAAAGACAAGCATACGTTAAGAGAATTGCTTGAAAAGTACCGCGATGAAATATCGCCTAGCAAGCGCGGTGAAACTTGGGAAGTAGTACGTATCAATAAATTCTTACGCAGCACATTGCCTATTGATAAGCCATTATCAGAATGTACCAGCGAAGTGATAGGTGAATGGCGAGATGAACAAAAAATATCAGCAGGTTCTATTATCCGTGAACTGACAATGCTATCTGCAATATTTGAACACGCAAGAAAAGAGTTAAAGTGGATAGACAATAATCCAGTACGTGATGTACGTAAGCCTAAGTCGCCAGAACATCGGGATATAACAATCAATCGCATACAGATTAAGCTCATGCTTAAATCTTTTGGTTACTCCCCACGATTACGCATTGAATCTATCAGTCAATCAGTAGCAGTATGTTTTTTACTGGCATTGCGTACTGGAATGAGAGCAGGGGAGTTATGCAATCTAACATGGGATAACGTGCATGATAAGCATTGCGTATTGCCAAAGACTAAAACAGTAAAGCGCGATGTTCCATTATCACGTAAGGCTGTCAGGTTGATTGATAAAATGCGCGGATTTGATAAAAAGTCAGTATTTAGCGTAACGTCTGCAACCCGTGATGCGTTATTCAGACGTGCTAGGGATAATGCAGGATTAAGTGGATTTACATTCCACGATGCGCGGCATACTGCTGCAACGTGGATTTCTCGTAAAGTTGACGTTCTTACGTTGTGTAAGATATTCGGATGGTCTGATACTAGCCAGGCTCTCACGTATTACAATCCAAAGGCACATGATATATCATCAATGCTAGATTAAGCCGCCATAGCCATGTCAATTTGATTAATTGGTATCAACCCACACTTATTAAGTTTTAACGCGCCAGAGGCTACCATTTTTCGTACTGTAGGCACTGATAACCCTAGCATCTCTGCTGCTTGCTTCTGTGTAACGTGAGATGGTCTAGGGTGAGATTCAAGCGCGATCTGCACGGCCTTAACTGCTAGTTGTAATTCAGTCATTCTTTACTCTCTTTCTCTTTACACCCATCACACCCACTATCCACAATATCTTTCTGCTTGATGTACTGGCAGCTTCTAGTGAGTTTATTAGTCCAGCTTACGTTACCCTTGCTGTGATAGATTAAATCATGCTGTAAGCGATTAGGGGCTAGTGTAGAGTGGCATCCGTTCATGATGTACCTTTCAATGCGCGGATTAGCTCTGATGCAAGCTCACAATCCGTAAAGTCATCAACAATTAATGCACATCTCTCAATCAAATCATTATCATGCGCTTGTAGTGATTGTGTCGGTGTTGAGGTGAGGACTTTGTCAGCTTTATGTAGTGCATTATTCTCACTAATAGTTATATTTCCTCCAACATCAAAAATATCTCTCATAGTATTTAAAGCCTCACGCAATTTGAGATTAGATGCTTTGAGTTCGGTGATTTTATTATGCTGGTAAATATAACTTCTACTAGTTTCTTCTGCTGTTTCTGTCATGCACTTTATTGTAGATTGCAATGATTTTATTGATGGCTCTGCACTCGGCGGCTCGCTAGAGTCAGTATGTTTAATTCTCAACGCTCTACATGCAATAGCCCTAGCTACACCAAAGTTTAAGGTAGTACCTCTAAGGGTATTTATTTCATGTAATGCCGCTTTCAACTCCGCAATCTCACGCTCACTATGTTGGGTGGCTGCTTGCCATGCTTTCCATGCTAAATGTTCATTAATTTGTAGCATGTGTATATCATCGTAGTTTTTTACATCAATGAGTTTTTGTAATTCCGATTCAAACCACTTCTCAAACGCCTCGTTATTTTGGTGTGTCATGGTTACTCCTCCTAGATTAGTGCGCGGATAAGCCAAGCACAATGTTCAGCATAATTTAAATGTGTTATTTGTGAATCGCTATCCCATGTATTCCCCTGTTCTTCACAAATACTAGCCGCTTTCTCCAGCGCATCTTTCACGGTTTGGGGTTGTGGTGGGGTGGTGTAGAGTGGTTTATACCCTAAATGACTACCATTCATAGTTGGTGGCACATATTTTGTTACGTGATGTACTATCCCATTATCATAAAATAATGCCCAAGCTACTGGCTCACCTTGCTGCAAACTTGTTTTGCACTCAAAGGCCGGTGCGTTGGCGATTAAATGTTTTATAACACGCCATTCATCAACTACTTGAAACCCATGAACTTTAAATGCTTTTAACAAATCCGCCCTGCTGATTAAATCACTCATGGTTCAACTCCTTCAATTTAGCTTCAATAGCCATCTTCAACGCTTCTGCTGTACTCATAGTGTTAGTCCTCTAAATCTTTATTGTTCATCATGTTTATGGTCTTAGCGTTGCGTTATGCCGTAATCACGGTTTGCTTTTTATCTTTAAAGCAACTTCTTTAAGCCATTCAATTAGCATAAGTGGTGTATATTCACGCTCGTATTGCGTTGCTCTTTTAGTGTTTGGAACTTGCCCTGTAATGCTTTTTGCAGCTCGTTCATATTTGCGCTTTGGCAGCTGCGGAAGCTCTGATTTATCAATACCGCAGATATATAGTTTTGTGGGTTTATTCGCTACATGACCAAAATCGTATTGGTCTATCTCAATCGTAAATCCACCAAATTCATCAACAAATAAACCATCGCTAGGTAATCCAGCCTCTTGCCATAATCTGCTTCCAGATGGATGCTCTAAAACTCCACCGTTAAGCCTTACCTGTGCCAGTGCAAAGAAAGCCAGCTGCTTTTCATCTTCACGAGGTTTAGCCATATGTGCCAGCATTCCCCATGCCCTACAAGGCGGGTGCGCTAATACAGGCAATTTTTTACAAAAGTTTCTTGCATCACGCTCAATATCATAAACATCAAAAAATTCATATTGTTTATAAGCACTATCAGACCTAGCAAATAAAACAGCAGCTATCATTTACGCCATTCCCTTTCCGCACGATTTACTTAAATTCACTGCACTAATTAACAAAATAATAGGTTTAACAAACATTCTTACGTGTTCTAAAAGTTACAATATCTCTCACTGTACTTACACCACAGTTGAATTTATTAGCCAGATAACCATAGCCACGAACATAAGCTAAATGCAGCTTTCTTATCTCTCGTACCTGATCATCTGTTAGCTTGCATAAGTGTTGGTTACGCATGGTTAGAATGGTATGTCGCTATCAATATCGCTAATATCTTGAACATCAGGCTTGCTGTCTTGGCGTTGCACTTTGCCACCTTCAGCTTTTGAACCTAGCATCTGCATCTGGTCAGCAATGATTTCTGTGCTGTAACGGTCATTGCCTTCTTTATCCTGCCATTTACGAGTTTGAATGCGACCTTCAATGTAAACTGGTGCGCCTTTTTTCAAATACTCGCCAATAATTTCAGCCAGCTTGCGATACGCAACGATGTTATGCCACTCGGTACGCTCTTGCTTCGCGCCTGATTTGTCTTTCCATGATTCACTTGTAGCGATACTAAAATTAGCTACAGCTTCACCATTAGGCATGTAACGTACTTCTGGGTCACGGCCTAATGAACCGATTAAAATTGCTTTGTTTAGTGATGCCATGTTAAGCTGCCTCTTTCTGTTTTAATGAATCTTGATATTTCTTAAATGTGCTGCGTGTCTTGCTGTCTAGCAAACTCCATAACCCTGTCTTTTCTTCGTTGTCTAACTTTTCCCATCTAATGTGAGCTGATTGAAGTTCGCTATCATTTATTTCAGCAATCATTTCAATAGCTTCATTGCGTAAGAATTGCACTTCGTTTTCTGTAAAGTTATCCAGCGCACCAGCTAACGGTGTCTTTGGTGCTTGACCATTGGTAACAGATAGCACGTTAGTTTTCTCATTGCCAGTCGTTGCATCTAGTACGTCATGCTCAACAATTTCAAGCGCTGTAACCCACAAATAACGCCTTGTGTATGTCTCTACCGCGCCAAGGTTCTGAATCGCGTGACAGCCCTTTAAATTAGCTTCTTTCATTGGGCTAGTGATAGTTACGCTTGAGTTATCATCTACGTCAGTAATTGTGAGTGTTGCCAGTTCTTCACCGAAGCTAATCACACCGCATAAGCCAATGTTGTTGAATATCTTGTTAATCGTTGGCAAGAAATCACCTAGTTCAAAGTAGGTATAACCAGCAAACTTGTTATGACCTGACTTGTTAAGTTTCTCACCTTGTAGCGCAATACGCGCCTCGTTTAGTTTCTTATGTACACTCATTTTATTCACCTCTCGCTAATACTTCTAAATACTCTTGATAATCTTGTTCTTGCTGCAATTCAAATTCTTCATGGTTAAGCTGCAATTCACGATCATCACCATAATCAGGTATGTAAGCATCATTACTCATACATGCGCCATGTAGATAAAAATGCCTGCTTACGTGTCTGCCCATGTCCTCTGTATTTCTTGTAAATAACAAAGAATGTGTAAAAGTACATTGCAAGCATTAATATAAATATCCATCCCATTACATAACCGATATATTTCATAGCTGGCTCACTAATATAAAAAGTAATACTGAACAGATAACAAACAGAATGAACACCAGGCTATACAAGATAATGTGTTCAGGACTGTCACCTGATGACGTGTCAATATGTGCGTAATCTTTCATAGGTCACTCTCAATTCTTGATATGCGATTGCATTTAAGTGTTGCGGTAGTGCTTCCAAAATTTACATTGCAGTAGCCAGTAGATTGAGCAGCGACTAAATCAGCGTATTGCTCGTTCATGTTGACTGCATAAAGTGCAGCGAATAGCGCGATAACACCGAGTACAGCTTCAAGTACAATCTTCATTATTCAGCTCTCATTTCGGCGCGTTTCTGTACGCCATCAAGCAGCATCTGAAAGTAGGATTTAGCGAACGCTTCAAATGAGCCAGTTTCATATTTAAGTGCCAGTGTTGCAGCTCGTAGTGTTTCTTGCATTTCATCTGCATCAACACAATCTTCATCCATAAGAATGTCAACAAGCATCACTGAATCATCAAGGTACTGATCTTTGAGTTCTTCAATATCACTGGTTAAGTCGCGTGTTTTACGGTCATATAGACGGTCATAAAACCCATCTGCAATTTGTGCTACCTGTTCAAGTGTCTGCATGGCTATATCCTTAAAAATTTACTGTACCGATTAAGAGAACTTACATTGCTGCATCGGTGCGCCTCTATTGGAGATGTCAAAGCTACACATCAATATGTAGCGCGGTGTTTTGCGCTGATGTAGTTATTTAACCACAGGTTAATTAGCAATGCAACAATTATTTTAACTTTAGGTTAAATATTTTATTGAGACGAAAAAAAAGCACCCGAAGGTGCTAGATATATGTGGTTAATTTAGAACGAGCATTTAGAAGTGCAATACTGGTATTGATAGCCTTTATTGGTGCAATCATTCACGCAGGCATAATCAATCTGCTTTACTGGCTGCGGCTGTGAATAAGATTGGTTGTTATCGTTATATGAGCAAATAGATTGGCAATATCCATATTGATAACCCTTGCTCGAGCAATTATTTATACAAGTGTAATCAACCTGGGCCACAACAAAGTTTTCTGCACTGGCTGATAGTGATATTAAAGATAATAAAGCAATAAATAGTTTTTTCATTGTGTTTCTCTTTTCACAGGTGGCAATGGTAAAGGGTTAGACAGCTTGTTATTAGGCACATCCAAGTTATACAGATTATTAGCAATACTTAGTAAATCGTCTTTATGGTCTAACGACATGCCCCTGAAGAATAATATTAGTTGACGTTCAAATTCATTTTGAATAGTTATATCTTTACCGCCAAGCAACATATCAGCAGGAACGTGTAATGCATTAGCAACTGCCATTACATTCTCTCTAGATATTTGGCCTGATTTTATCCATTTAGTAACAGCTACGTTAGATACGTCTACTTTTTCAGCAAGCCATCCCTGAGTTTTTTTCAGCTCTTTAAGCCTAGATTTAATGAACTTGCCGATGTCGTTTTCCATTGTTTCATTCTAAAACTATAGTTTTTTATAAAAAGTAACCCAGAGTTAAAATAATTCTTGCTTTATAAATTAACCTGTAGTTAAATAAGCACATGAGCACATTAAATAAAACACCAATAGACAAAGCCGTTGAATTAACTGGCGGTAATTCTAAGTTAGCTGCTTTATGCAATGTAACGCCACAAGCTGTTTTTAAGTGGGTTAGCAAAAATAAAGTACCGGCTGACCGTTGCTTGCTGATTGAACAAATTACAAAAAGCAAAGTAACTCGTTACGAATTGCGCCCTGACATATTCGGCAGCAAATAATTAAAAGGCTAACCCTATGACTGATAACCACGATGTAATCGTTAAGGCAGGATTTACAGCAGATCAATTTATCTGGCTTCGTGATGAAGCTGAATCGCTTGGTTTATCTCACTCTGCATTTCTTCGTAACTTGGTCATGCAAGCACGTAGGAATCAGTCATTAAGCAAATTATCTAGTAATGGCGAACTCAATAAAAGTACACAAATGGTACTAAACGAGGGCGACAACTAATGTTTTCAATGCTGGCAGGCTCGATCAAGCCGATATGTGGATATTTGCCCCATGTATCACGCCAGCACCCTATTAACGGCAAATTGGAAGGCAATTAATAATGGCAGGTGATTGGATAAAAGTAGAAAAAACCACGCCAGATAAACCTGAGATTTTGAGAATAGCTCGTCTTTTGGGTATTGATAAAGACGAAGTGTTCGGAAAATTAGTCCGTATTTGGGGCTGGTTTGATGGAAATTCTGTAGATGGTCATGTAGATGGTGTTGTAGAAGATGATGTAGATAGCATTGTGTCATGCAAAGGTTTTGCAAGTGCAATGAAATCAGTTTTATGGATGGATTTTGACAATGAAGAGCAATGGGTCAACTTGCCAAAATTTGATAGACATAACGGGGAAACGGCTAAGAAACGGGCTTTGAAGAACGAAAGCCAAGCAAAATGGAGAGCTAATAAGGATAAAAATGTAGATAGCAATCAATCTACAAATGTATCTACACAGCAATCTACAAATGTATCTACCAGAGAAGAGAAGAGAAGAGAAGAGAAGATATTAAAACCCTTCTTATCAGGCGCGGAAGATTCTATGGGGGAGGCGGCATGATTTTACGACCTTATCAGTTAGCTGCTATCGGCAAACTTCGTGCTGAATTTTCTCAAGGTAAAAAGCGCGTCATTTTATACAGTCCTACAGGAAGCGGGAAAAGTGAAATGGGAATGGAGATGATTCGTCTAGCTCGTTCTCTTGATAAGAGGGTTTTGTTTGTATGTAACCGTGTTGAACTTGTAACGCAAGCAAGCAGAAGATTTAACGCTGCAAGGATTTATCACGGAATCATTCAGGGCAGTAATAGCGGTTTTGTTGATAGCAAGGTTTTAATCTGCTCAATTCAAACGCTAGATAGACGCGGTTATCCTGATGCTGATTTTATCGTGATTGACGAGGCTCACGGGGTAGCTGGTGCAAAGAGTTATCACAAACTGCTAGAGCATTTTAAAAACGTGCCAGTGGTAGGACTGACAGCAACACCATTCAGCAGAGGATTAGGTAAACAGTTTCAAAACATCGTTAAGGCGGCAACTATCCGCGAACTTGTAGAGCTTGGTTTTCTGGTTGACTGCGATATATACGCACCTAGCAAGCCTGATTTGTCAGAAGTGCAGATTGTGGCAGGGGATTACAACGAATTACAGCTAGGGCTTGCCGTTGATAAGGCTGATTTGATTGGTGACATTGTAACGCACTGGTTCAAACTGGCAGAGCATAAGCCTACAGTAGTATTTGCGACAAATATTCTGCACTCAACTCACATCGTTGAGCAATTCAAGCAAGCTGGAATCGCAGCAGAGCATATCGACTGCTACACGGATGAAGAAGAACGCCAAGCGATATTAGGCCGTTTCCGTAATGGTTCAACAAAGATTATCAGCAACGTAGGCATCCTGGCAGAAGGTTGGGATTGCCCACACACCGAAGTCATGATTCTTGCTAGACCTACACGCAGCTTAATACGATATATCCAGATGGCAGGGCGCATTCTTAGGCCAAGCGAAGGTAAAAACAGAGCATTGATACTAGACCATTCAGGCACTGTATTTGATTTAGGTTATCCGACTGACGATTTACCGCTTGCACTGGACATGGGAACGGTACGTGAGAAAAAAGCGGTTGAAGTCAAAAAGAAAATGCCTAGTGAGTGCATTAAATGCAAATACATGAAAGCACCATCTGTTCACACATGCCCGATGTGCGGATTTGCACCTGAAAAGAAAAACAGCGTAGAGGTTGATGATGGAGAGCTTGAATTTGTAGTGCGTAGTAAACAGAAACGCCACAAGCAGGATTTTTATTCAGAGTTGCTATTTGTTGCACATGAACGCCATCACTCACATGGATGGGTTGCTAACACTTACAAACAGGCTTTCGGTGTATGGCCTAAAGGCTTACAGGAAGTTAGAAAGCAGCCGACACAGGAAACATTGGCTTACGTTCAGCACTTGCTAATCAAATATATCAAGTCGAAAGGTAAAAAACATGCGGCTTGATATTCACAAAGAGGCAAACGGCAAATGGCATTCAATACTTGCAACTTATGGCCTGAACGATAAACAGCTTTCTAAAAAGCATACAAGCTGCCCGATATGTGGCGGTAAAGACAGATTCAGGTTGACAGATTATCGCGGTAACGGTGAATGGATTTGTAACCAATGCGGTAATGGTAACGGCATCGACTTAATTATGCGATTAGACAATATTGATTTTAAACAGGCATTGGAAATAGTGAAGCCATTGATAGGACATATCCAGCCAGTAGAAGTTAAGCCAGTAGATACAGCAAAGATTATGGCTAACCTGAAAGCATTGTTTAAAGACGCAACACGCGAAGTAATCACGCCATATCTTGAAAATAGAGGCATCACGGTTAAGCCTGACGTTTGGTATCACCAATACATGATGCATTTTGATGAAGGTAAAAAATCATTTCACTACGGAATGATAGGGGTAGTCAGTAGCGCAGAAGGTGAAGCCATTGCGGCGCATCGTACTTACCTTACGAGAGAGGGCACAAAGGCTAACGTGCCAGAAGTTAAGAAGATGACAAGTGCAATCAAGTCCATCAGCGGCGGCGCAATAAGGTTATTCAAGCATAGCGGAGTGTTAGGAATTGCAGAAGGTATTGAAACAGCTTGCGCGGCTACACAGTTATTCGGGATTCCTACATGGGCGGCAGTTTGTGCGAATGGCTTAGAAAAATTCATCGTTCCTAATGGCGTAACAGAGCTTCACATATTTGCGGATAACGACTTGAACGGTACAGGCCAAAGGGCTGCTGATGTATTGAGTAAACGATACAAGGATATTTCAGTGATCCATGTTGCTGAAAAGATAAATACAGATTGGGCTGATTATGTCTGATGGGCTAAATGTAGCTAGGGAGTTTTGGAAGGAATTTAACTTGAACAACTCAAAAAATTCAGGAATGACGCTAATAGAAAACGGTGAAGTTAAAAAACATCATGGCGGAATGACTAATACAGACCGCATGAAAGAAATGCCAGACAGCATTGTATTTGCAAAGAAAGGTAAGTTGCATGGCTAAGTGTCCTACTTGCGGCAGAGAAAAGCCAAAGACTAATGAGCAGCGCAATAAATTCCATGCGATGTGCAGAGAGTTGGGAAAGTTTATTGGTGAAACGCCAGGAAAGATTAAAGCAGCAATCAAGGAAGATTTTTTCGGTATTGAAGAATACAAAATCGGTAATAAGTGGTACCGGAATGTGAGACCAAGCGAGCAGGCAGAGCGTGAAGAATATGCAGAGCTAATCACATATACGCATCAATGGGCGGCTGAGAATATTGGATATGTATTTGAGGGGGAAGCATGAGCAAGATAACAAAATCAGCACAGGGTGAAGTATGCACTGTCCGCCTTCCTAATGTATGCAATGGCAATCAAGAAACTACCGTGCTGGCACATATTAATGGTGTTCGGTTCGGTCATGGAGTAGGGCGCAAAGTTTCAGATTTACATGGTGCTTACTGCTGCTCAAATTGCCATGACGCACTGGATGGAAGAACGCACAAAAACTTTGATAAAGACTTTCTAAAACTCGCACATCTTGAAGCAGTAATAGAAACGCAGATAAAACTCATTAAAAAGGGGCTAATCAATGAATAAAGCAATGGCAGACAACCTAAGAATAATTGCACGTTTATGTTCTTTAGGCACTGAGGCATGGGAAGCAGCAGAAGCAATAAATGCTACCTGCATGACTTCCAGAAGATACCTAAAGAACATGGTTAATGCAGGGATACTGCGATGTGAGCAAGTAAAAACAAATGTAAGGGGAAAACCATACAAAAGCGTGTGGTACTCAATTAAAACGGAACTGACAGACAATGAAATTACATTACTGCTATCTATGATCAGTAAATCCAATAAAGATCATAAAGAACGTTTTAGGATTAAAGCAGATGAATTGTTAAAGGCGCAAGGAATGAACTATTCAGCGCAGGTTCAAAAAGAGTTAAGACAGCAAGAGCAACAAGGCATCTATAGACTAAACACAAATCCTAGCAATTACTTTATCCAGAAGATAAAAGAATCAAACAAGCAAGATTCAAAAGAGAAAAAATCACCTAAGAACTACGCTGGTACATCAGCAGGGATGGTGTGGTAATGCGAGTAAGAGCACGTAAAGATGCAAACCATACCGAGATAGTGAAAAACTTCAGGGAACTAGGTGCAAGCGTATTGGACACGGCACAGCTAGGTAAAGGCGCTCCTGACATTTTAATAGGTTATCAAGGGCATAACGTAGCTATAGAGATAAAAGACGGTTCTAAGCCACCTAGCGCACGTTTATTGACTACTGACGAGGCTAAGTTTCATGATGAATGGCAGGGGTGGATAGAGATAGTCTACACGGTTGATGATGTTATCCGGATTATAAGCGAGATAAGAAATGACACTACGCGCTAAATCTTTTGAATGCAGACAACCAACACCAACAAACGAGCAGGAGAGATTCAGGATGAAGCAGAAAGCATGGACTGATGACAGGACACTGGTACTCACGAAAGAGCAGCAGGCAAATCTAGGTAAAGATGACTTTGAAACAGTATGCAATATCGCAAATAGAATCTATGGCAAGGGGGCAAAATGATTACTTTAGAACGTCTTGACTGGCTGCTGGGTAACTGGGCAGATTACATGAAACAGCCATCATCTAAGCTGGGCTATCCGTCAAAGAGTTTATGCATGAGTTCTGGCGGCGCAAGCGGTGAAGATGAATTTGAAATCATGTGCGATGAAGTAGACACTAAATGCGCTCAAGCTATGGACAGCATCATAGACAGCATCAGCCAGCCACAGAGGACATCAATCAATCATGTATGGCTAAAGGTATCACATCACTATCCAACGCAGTCTATGGACTACGAGGAAGCGATAGAAAGCATATTGAGATTGGCTAATAAGAGGGGATTGCAATAATGACTGCATCAATAGCAATATCATCAGCAGCACTGGCACAATCAAATACAGCCATACAAATAGCAAAAGATGCAGAGTGCAAAGTTACACTAAATACTTATAACAGCTTAAAAAGTCCAACGATAGCAGAGCAGAGAGAATATGCAGGATGTGTTTATCGGATTCATGGGGATGGTGTTCCGTTATCACATGAGGCGGTAATTTTTATTAAAGTTATTATTGTGATAATGCTTATATCAGCTATTGCAGGGGCATGGAAAGAATGGGAAACAGGATATGCGAGTATTGGTGAAATATTCCTTCTATCAATCCTTTATTCAATCATGGCAGTATTTGCAATAGGTATGTTTATATTGGTTATATTTGGCATATCATTTTTATTTCAATAATTAACAAAAATATACAATATATTGTAAAATATGTATTGACATGCACATCATGTAGTAGTAAAATTTTTTCATTGGGCAGAGCCTACCCAAAAGAAACGTAATTTACAACCCGCTTAATTGCGGGTTTTTGCTTTTATAAGACCGCTTAATTGCGGTTTTTTCATTTGGAGTTCAAGTGGAAGATTTAAGATTGCAGAAAATTGCTTACTCTTGCCATAAAAGTAAGGCAAAACATAGAGGCATTGAATTCAAACTTACATTTGATGAATGGTGGGATATATGGAAGCCTCACTACCATAATAGAGGCTCTAAAGTTGGTCAATTTTGTATGTGCAGGACTATGGATAAAGGTGCATATGAAGTTGGTAACGTTAGAATTGATACTGTTCAAGGCAATGCAAATACTAGAAAAATTGTTAACTTTGATAAAAAAATAAAAGAAGTTCAGAAATCATGGGTTGGATTTCAAAAAGAAACAAGAGAAGATGATGAAGATGGATGGTTGCCAAGAGAATTTAAAAATCCATTTAGGTCATCATTAGCTTAATCGTCTAAGAATCCGCTATTGCGGTATTTATGCCCACAGAGGCATTGTGTTTGCAGACCACAATAAAAACTGCAACCTATACGCATGATGACTAGAGCGCGGAATAACTCATATGTTTGCAGACGTGCGAAATACTGAGCCGGATAGTCATCAGCCGTATATGTTCAAAGATTCATCCGACTGTACGCGGTCATCATGGATGATAGCCATCAACAGGAAGCAAGGCCAGCTTCACCTAGTCAGAGCTGCTAGGGTGGCGTAAAGCTCTTATCTATTCAGGTGACACTATGTCTAATCAATTAATCACATTAAAGCAAATGGCTAAGTATGTAATAAAGGTAGAAGCTAAACACTGTAAGAAGGCTGGATTAAAACCTGGCTCGCTATTTGCAAAAGCCATAAATGGGAAGCCTGCAAAATGACAGACAACACAGCAACCAATGACATTACGAATGACCGTATTGCAACAAAGCGTAGTAAGACCTATGCAGACAATTATGACAAGATTGATTTTAGCGTAAAGCTAGACACAGACCACTTCAATCATCTACTGAAAGATGACCAACTCGGATTTAACAAAACAGACTGAGATGCTCTCAGGTCGCTCTATATGAGCAGGTAAGGAATCAACATGGCAGCAAGACTTCGCAAAACTCATCAGGATGATGTAAGACTAAAAATAAAAGTAACAGAGCTTATTAATCGTGTTCAATCATACGCATTAGGTGAACTTGATGATGCAGACGTTAGCTCAAATAGATTGAATGCAATCAAATTGTTACTAAATAAAGCCTTGCCTGATTTGCAAAGTGTTGAATTAACAGGTGACGCAGGCAATCCAGTAGCCTTTCACATATCGAAAGCAGATGCAGCCCTTTAAGCTAACCGATAAGCAATCGGAGGCAAATAACCTATTAGCGCAAATAGTAACGCACATCATGCTGTTTGGAGGTTCACGCAGCGGTAAGACGTTTACATTAGTCAGGGCAGTATCATTAAGGGCGTTAAAAGCACCTAAGAGCAGACACGCTATATTGCGGTTCAGGTTCAATGCGGTAAAAAACTCTGTTGTGCTTGATACTTTCCCGAAGGTGATGGAGTTATGCTTTCCTGGCGTTAATTATCACATCAATAAATCAGATTGGTATGTTGAGTTTGATAACGGCTCACAGATATGGTTTGCTGGTCTGGATGACAAAGAGCGTACTGAGAAGATTCTGGGTATGGAGTTTGTAACTCTCTATTTTAACGAGTGCTCGCAGATACCTTACGGCTCTATTGAAACAGCTATCACGCGCCTGGCACAAAAGGCCGAACAAATGGCGATTGATGATTTGCCAGCGCAACAGTTAAGGCCAAAGGTATATTACGACTGCAATCCACCAAGTAAAGCGCACTGGACTTACAGGATATTCAAAGAAAAGCGCCATCCTGAGACTAAAGAGAATCTTGCAAAGCCTGATGATTATGTCTCGATGCAGATTAACCCATTAGACAACACAGACAATCTTACTGATGGCTATCTGGACACACTCAAGGCATTAAGCAGCCGAGCACGTAAACGCTTTATGGATGGTGATTTTGCTGATGCAACACCAAATGCATTATTCCCAGAAGAGAACATAGACAGATGGCGTGTCATTGATGGCAGCGTTCCTGACTTTGTACGTGTTGTAATTGCGGTTGACCCTTCCGGCAGTGGTGATGAAGACAATGCAGACAATGATGCAATTGGCATATGTGTTGTAGGCCTTGGAACTGATGGCAATGCATACCCATTAGAAGATTTAACGGTTAAAGCTGGCCCTGCAACATGGGGCAAGATAGCAACTGACGCTTACGACAGGTACAACGCTGATGCAATCATTGGCGAGAGTAACTTTGGCGGTGCAATGGTTGAGTATGTCATCAGGACATGCCGCGCTAGAACTAACTTTATCATGGTGACAGCATCAAGAGGCAAGGCGCAAAGAGCAGAGCCTTTTAGTGCTTTGTATGAGCAGGGCAAAATTAGGCACGTAGGCAGGCTGAATGAGCTTGAAGACGAGCTAACGGCATTCTCTACCTATGGATATACAGGGGCTAACAGTCCTAATAGAGCAGATGCGCTGATATGGGCATTGGCTGCTTTATTTCCTGCAATCGTTAAATCACCTAAGAAAAAACAGGAAAACAAGTCAGATGTACACAATATGCATCATGACTTGGGATGGATGGGTTAATGAATCTAGGCAATAGAGTTCTAGGCTATGCAACATGCAAGCTATTAGTCAGCCAAGCTATCCCTAATATGCGACTGATTGAGATTAACTCTCTGCATACCAATGAGCATCACCGGCGCAAAGGATGGGCTACAAAGCTGCTTAACAAGATATGTGATGAAGCTGATGATGTGGGTGTTGGTTTGTTGCTGATGCCTGACACGGAAGAATTAAAGACATGGTACACAAAACACGGCTTTCTAACCTTACAGGAGAAGCCAGTTATTTTAATGGCTAGACCGCCTAAGGGAAAATTTGAGTGAAAGACGAAAAACCAACAACGCCTAGCGAGATAGTAGCCGAGGCTAAAAAGCGTTTTGAGCGTGCTAAACAGGCTTTCAGCTCATCACGTCTGTTAGCCGTTGAAGACACACGTTTTGCGATGGGTGACAGTGACAATGGCTGGCAATGGCCTGAGGATATACGCAGCACTCGTAAGCTGGATAAGCGAGTATGCCTGACTGTGAACATGACCGCGCAGCATTGCAACCAGATCATCAACAATATCCGTCAGAACAGGCCAGCAGTTAAAGTTTCACCGGCTGATGATAGGGCGGATAAGAAGACAGCAGAGATACTATCAGGCTTGATTCGTAACATTCAGGTATCAAGTGCCAGCGATGACGCACATGACACGGCAGCAGAGCACTCTGTCTATGGCGGTGAAGGTTATTGGAGGATTATCACCGAGTACGAAAGCCCAACGAGCTTTAACCAGGTAATCACTATTAAGGCTTGCCCTAATCCTAACCTTGTTTACATTGACCCTGACTGTAAAGAGCTGGACAAGTCAGATGCTGAATGGGGCTTTGTGTTTGAGGATATTAGCAAAGAACAGGCCAAGCGTGAGCACCCAGAGATTGACCCTGCATCATGGGGTGATGAAAGTAAAAAGAACGAGTGGGAGAAAGACGAGACATTCAGGCGTGCAGAGTATTTCTATTGCACGTATGAAAAAGACACAGCCTGCCTGCTGTCTGATGGCTCAACCGTATTAAAGTCTAAGCTGCAAGGCAACGAAATCATCGTTAAAGAGCGTGAGACACAGGTTAAGAAGTGGAAATGGTGCAAGCTCGTTGGAGGCCATGATGCACCGATTGATGAGACAGATTGGCTTGGTGATTACCTGCCTATCATCTCAGTAGTAGGTAAAGAGGTCAACGTCAACGGTGATATTGTACGCAAGGGCATCGTACGTGATTTAAAAGACCCAGCGCGTATGGTGAACTTCTCATACTCTGAGACAGTGCAAACCCTAGCCTTGCAGAATAAAGTGCCTTATATGGCCTCTGCTGAAGCGATAGAGGGCTATGAGACGATATGGGGCGCAGCAAATAACGAGACACGCGCTTATTTACCGTATAACGCCTTTGATGAATCAGGCAATCCACTGCCAAGGCCAGAGCGTCAAGCGCCTGCTGTGATGCCTGCTGCACAGGTTCAGCTGTTACAGCTATCTACCGAGCAGATGCGAGCAGCATCGGGCCAGCAGAATGCTAACTTTGGCATCAAGTCTGAGGCATCCAGCGGCGTAGGCATTCAACGCTTAAAGGTACAGGGTGAAACTGCAACATTTCACTTTCCTGATAACTTGGCACGCGCTTTACGCTATGAGGCTAAAGTGCTGATTGACCTGATACAGAAGTATTATGACACACAGCGCGTTGTGCGCATCTTGGGATTGGATGGACAGGAACAGAATGCGGTATTGAATCCAGAGATGGAACAGCCACATCAGGAAGTACAGGATGAAGTAGGCGAGATTCAGCAGATATTCAATCCACAAGTAGGCCGTTATGACGTGGTGATTGATACTGGCCCTAGCTATCAGACACAAAGACAAGAAGCCTTTGCATCATTGACCGAGTTAGCCAGCCGCAACCCTGCATTTATGCAGATAGCCGGTGACATTATCATGAGAGCTGCCGACTTCCCAATGGCTGACAAGTTAGCTGAACGCCTAACTAAAGCATTACCGCCTAACCTGCAAGAGCAGAAGGGCGCTCAAGTGCCTCCAGAGGTACAGCAGCAGTTAAGCCATGCCGAGCAAGTCATGCAGGAAATGGATGCTCAGATTCAGCAGCTTAATCAAGAGAAAGCACAGCTAGAGCAGGAGCGTAATGCCAAGTTGCTGGAAGTTAAAGCCAGTGCTGAGAGTGCAGAACGTGATGCAGAGCTTAAACGTGAAAGCGAAGAGAATAAATACGCAGTAGAAGCATTCAAGGCTGAAACAGAGCGCATGAACGTATTGCAGAACGCTATCACCCCTGAACAAGTGCAAGCATTAGTCATGCAGACCATACAAGACATGATGAACGCGCCACCGCTTGAGCAGGAACTAAACGAACCGCCCATTATTGAGCAACAAGAACAGCCACCTGATGGTGGTTTTTTTACGCCTGAAGGAAATGAACAATGAACCCATCCCAAACCTACGGCACGCCAACTCCTGCCGCATCTGTCACGGTAGCCTATACAGGCACAGCAGGAACGACAGCAGCTATGCCAGCAGGCACAAATGCCGTGCGTGTGTTTAGCACTACTGATTGCTTTATCGAGATCGGCGTGAATCCTACTGCGGTTGCTAATACAGGATTGTATTTGCCTGCGTTTGTGGCTGAGTATTTCCAAGTAGGTGCTGGTGTCAAGGTTTCAGCCATTCAGGTTGCATCTGGTGGCACTCTTTACGTTACGCCATTTGCATAATGATAGTTAATGCAGGATTACGCAGGAGTGTGGGCAGCATCTTCACTCGTGGGCGCAAGTTTTATGCTGACTTTACATCTGGCATCCTAGACCCCCGCATTAACTTCTCACGCACCTCTAACGCCACAGTAACCAACTCGTTGGGAACTATTGCCTATGCACCACATAACTTACTGACTTATAGTGAGCAGTTTGATAATGCGGCTTGGACTAAAACAACCACCACAATTACAGCCAATTCACTAATTTCCCCTGATGGCAATACAACGGCAGACACATTAACCGCAGGTGGTGCTAATTCAACTGTATTGCACTCATATACTGCAATTGCACAATCTTATGTATTCAGTGTTTGGTTAAGACGTAAAACAGGCACTGGCAACATTGATATTACTGCTGATGGCACAACTTATGTAACAAAAGCGATTACAACATCATGGGTACGCTATGAAACAGCAATCGTTCCTACTGCCGGAACAAGAACACCAGGAATAAGGATTGCGACTAACGGTGACGAAGTATATGCGTTTGGTGCTCAACTAGAAATCGGCACAACCGCTACAACATACAACTCCACCACAGTTAAAAACCTACTCGGTTACTCAGAACTATTCGACAACGCCGCATGGACTAAATCCAATAGCTTTGTGCAGACTAATCTGCTGACTTACTCAGAGCAGTTTGATAATGCAGCGTGGGCAACTTTAGCAGCAACTAAATCAGCAAATACTGTAATAGCCCCAAATGGTTATCAAACAGCTGATACATTAATTGATACTGCTGCTACATCTAGACATTCTATCTTTGAAGCCTATACAACTTCTGCGTTAACTTACACTTTTTCTATATATGCTAAAGCTGGAACATTAAACTATGTAAAGGTTGGCATTGCAGCTACTGGAACAAACGGTGTTTACTTTAATTTAGCTACGGGTGCTAAAGGTACAGAAGATGCTGGATTTACTGGTGTAATAGAAAATGTAGGGAATGGTTGGTACAGATGTTCTGTCACTACGCTTCTTACAGCAGCAGCTAATTATGCTCAAGTAATGCTTTCAGCTAATGGCTCGGATGCTGCTAGTTATACAGGATTAGGTACAGGTACAGTATACATCTGGGGCGCACAACTAGTACAAGGCTCTACAGCTGGTGACTATCGCCGTACCGATGCCGCAGCATTACCCATCTATTACGCTAACCATAATGGCGTGGTGTGTGCTGAGAAGTTAGTTGAGGATACAGTTAATGGATTTCATAGCATATTAATTGCAAACTTAACTGCTATTGGTGGAAGTAGATATATATCGTTTTATGTTAAAGCAGGTGAGCGTAACATCTTTAGAATTTCTGATGGTGTAACACATACTGTAACTTTTAACTTAACAGCGGTTACAGCTACAGCAGTGGCAGGAACTCCAACAAATTTATCTATTGCTAGTGTAGGAAATGGTTATTATAGATGTGGCTTTAAATTCACATCTGCATCCGCGTCTTCTGGTGTTTATTTATACCTAATGCCAGACGCAGCTACATTAAGCTACACAGGTGACGGCATATCAGGCATCTACATCTTCGGTGCACAACTATCAGACTCAGCATCACTAGACCCTTATGTTTTAAACGCAGCGGTATCCCCTACAGCAGCAGCCTATTATGGCGCACGATTTGACTATGACCCTGTAACGCTACAGCCTAAAGGGTTATTGATAGAGGAACAGCGCAGTAATTTATTAGTGCAGAGTGAAAACTTTGCTACTACATGGACTTTATCAGGGTGTAAGGCATTTGGTAGTGGTTCAACTATAAATGCAACAACTTCTCCTGATGGAACTGTATCAGCAGATTTAATTACACCAACAGCAGGAAGCGCTCATTATGCAATTCAAACAGCTACAGTAGCTAGTGGAGCATCTTACACTACTACTATTTATGCAAAACCAGCAGGATATACATGGATATTACTATGGTCAAATACTGCCTCATTAGGTGCATATTTTGATGTAGCAAATGGCGTTATTGGAACAGTATCTAGTGGTGTTACTGCAACAATTACTAAAGTTGCTAATGGGTTTTACCGATGCTCTATTACAAGAACAACAGCCTCTACATCAGAGGCGGTAGCTTGTTTTGTTGCACAATCTAATGGTGTATTTAGTTATACATCAGATGAAACATCTGGAATGTATTTATGGGGTGCTCAACTAGAAGCAGGTTCATTCGCTACTAGCTATATCCCAACAGGTGCAAGCCAAGTAACACGCACGGCTGATGTGGCTACTATACAGGGGAGTAATTTCTATAGTTGGTATAACCAGAATGAGGGTAGCATTTTTGCAAATGCCAGTTCAGGAACTACAACAGCAAGTACATTTCCAGCTTGTGTAAACTTTAGAATAACAAATCTTAGCAACAATCAAATGTCGCTTATTTACTTAAATAGCAATACCAATTTGTCATGGGATATTTTAGCAAATACTGTTTCACAAGCATCTATTACTATTGCTGGAACTGCTAAACCTGCATTAAATAAAATGGTCGGTACTTATAAAGTTAATGACTTTCAATTTGCTGTAAACAATACACTAGGTACAGCAGATACATCTGGCATTACTCCTATTATAGATGAAGTAACTTTAGGTAGATTGTATAACAATACAAACTATTGGAATGGGCATATCAAACAAATATCCTACTACAACACCCGCCTAGCAGATGCAACACTCAAAGGATTAACAGCATGACCGACTTTTACCTAAAATTCGCTGACGAAGCTGAGGCTAATACTGTATTGGCAGATTTACAAGACTACTCCATTGATGTGATTGGTCTGATTTATAAGAACGAAGTTGCAGTGACAGGTTGGCACGTTAATTTACGAGGGGCTGATACAGAGCAGTTTGATGCTTATAAGGCGACACCAGACCCATCAACACCATATAGGACATGGGCATGAGTGAACATACGATTATCGTTATATTGACTGTATTACTAGGCTTATTACAGCTTGGTGATTGGTACACGACACGCACTGTATTGAAAGCAGGTGGTACAGAGGATAACAAGTTTACTGCTTTCGTGCTTCGATTCATCAATCTTGATGTGTATCTGGCCGGCAAAGCAGCATTGGCTTTTTATGTTGGTTATCACATTGGATTTATATCAATGCCGTTCTTGGTATTCCTAACAACCTTATACGGTTTCTTTATGTATAGGAACTGGAAGCAACTTTAGCAGTAAAGCCTACTGGGTGGCTTTTACCCTGGTCTTCATACGCAGTGATGCGCTGAAAGGAAACACACGATGTCAGAATTAGAGACAGGCCAAGACACGGCTATTGTAAACAATGAAGCTCAACCACTGGAAGCTAATCCAGAAAACTTAGCGGCTCCAACGGAAGGCACTGACACTCCGAAGGATGAATCTAGTCAGGCTGATGATAAGAAGTTCACGCAAGCGGAACTCAACGAAATCATTCAGAAAGAGAAAGCGAAGGCAGAAGCAAAGGCAGAGCGCAGGGCATTAAAAGCCTATCGTGAAACCTTAGAACGATTCGCGCCACCTCAGCCACAGCAACCAGAACGTAAAGCCAGCGATAGACCAACACAAGCAGAATTTGCCAATGTGGATGACTACGTTGAAGCCATGACTGAATGGAAACTAGGACAGGCAAACAAGGCATTCCAGCAACAACAGCAACAAGAACAACACAAGACGATCACCCAGAAGACTGAATCCATCTATGCGGAAGCAGAGAAAATAGCAGGCTTTGACCGTGAGGCCTTTGACGAGTTACCGCTAACCAAGACCATTGCGGAAGCTCTGATAGAAAGTGAAGTTCCTGCTAAGTTGATGGCGCACCTTTCAGCCCATCCGGAAGAAGTGGACAGAATCGCAGCACTTAGTCCGACACGCCAAGCTGTAGAGATTGGCAAGATTGAAGACAAGTTAGCTTCTGCACCAAAAGTAAGTAATGCCCCAGCACCTATCAAGCCTATCGGTACACGCGGCGGTTCAACCAATAATGACGTAAGCAAAATGTCAATGGAAGAATACGCAGCATACCGTAAGCAACAAGGGGCACAGTGGGCACGATAGTTTAACGCTCTAACGCTGTGAAGCGCCGAGCACCCTTCATTTTTAACGCTGTGAAGCGCCAAAGGAAATAATATGTCTAATAGTTTAGTCACCTGCTCAGTGGTTGCAAAAGAATCACTGGCAATTTTAGAAAACATGTTGGGCTTTTCTGCCAACGTAAACCGCGACTGGGAAGACGAGTTCACTGGCAATATGTCACGTGGCTATGCGCCTGGTTCTACCATCAACATCAAAAAACCACCACGCTACACATATCGTGCAGGCCGTGTGGCAGTGCCTCAGTCAACTACTGAAAGCACCATCCCATTAACACTGTCTCAAGGCGGTACTGACTTGAACTTTACAAGTGCAGAGCGTACTTTGTCATTGACTAAACTTGAATCAAAACTTCAAGCGGCAATGGCAACCGTAGCCAACGAGATTGACCGCCAAGGTTTGGATTTAGCTCGTACTTCAGTGTTTAACGCATTGAACTCAACCTATGCATCACCAAACACACAAGCTCTGGCTATCGGTGCTGTAACTGATATTAACCGTAGACTTGATGAGATGGGCGCACCTCGTGACCGTCAACGTTCACTGGCTCTATCACCAGCATTGAATGCTAACTTCGTCACCGGCTTTGCTGGTCTGTTCAATGGTCAATCACAAATCAGCAAGCAGTTTGGCTCTGGCGTGATGGTTGATTCACTGGGCTTGAGCTATGCAATGGATCAGAACGTGGCAACACACTCAAACGGTGCTGGTACAGCTTCAAACGTGAACGGTGCAAACCAGACTGGCGCCACTATCACAGTAGCGGCAACTGGTGCAGGTACTATCACTAAGGGCACAGTTATCACATTGCCTGGCGTGTATGCCGTTAATCCACAATCACGTCAATCTACCGGCGTATTGGCTCAGTTTGTCATCACTGCTGACGTGGCTCAAGGTGCAACATCACTGCCTATTAGTCCAGCTATCGTAACATCTGGCGCATTCCAGAACGTAACAGCATCACCTACAACTGGTCAGCCATTCGTTATCTTCGGTGCAGCATCAACTAGCTACAGCACATCAGTAGGCTACCACAAAGATGCATTCACTCTGGCATCAGTGCCATTGTGGGCACCTCCAGGCGGTAAAGGTGTAATTGACGTGGCACAGGAAAGCTATAAAGGCTTGAACCTGAAAGTGACAGAGTTCTACGATGGTGTGAATGACAACAGCATCATGCGTATCGACATTCTTTTTGGCTGGGCTGCTACATACCCGGAGCTAGCTGTAAAATACGCTCTGTAATCAATTAGCCCCTTAACTGGGGGCTTTTCTTTTTTAAGGAATCAATATGACCATCGCTTTATCAAAAGGCTACGCTGGCCTAGCTGCCGGTTCAGTAGTCAAGCTCTCTACTCAGGTAGAGGCTGCTTTAATCGCGCAGGGTTTTGCAACGACTTCAAGTGCTGCATTGACCAATGGCGCTCAGACCAACAACCTTAACTCTGGCACTGTGGCTATCGCTGCTGGTGCTTCATCTGTTGTAGTAACCAATAGCCAAGTTGACGCTAACAGCAAAATCTTTGCAGTAGTGGCGCAAGCTGCGGCTGACGGTACTTTGCTGCGTGTTGAGCGTATCGTGCCTGCTGCTGGTTCATTCACCATCTACGGCACAGCTAATGCAACTGCTGATACTTATGTGGATTGGAGCATTCTCAATCCATCAGGCTTAGTAACGGCTAAGGCTTAGTAGTTTTTTAACAGGGCTTCGCAAGAGGCTCTGTCATAAAGACTATTGGAGGGTATATGGCAACTGCACAAACCATTATTTATGACGCGCTAAAAGAGATTGGCGTGCTCGGTGAGGATGAAACACCATCAGCATCAATGGCTGACGATGCCTTACGCGCATTGAATCGCTTGATGGAATTGTGGAGTAATGACCAAGCCTTTGCTTATGTAGCAAGCTCAGTATCTCATGCCATGACGACTGCAGCTAGTTTCACCATTGGCCCATCAGGGGATGAAATCACCGACAGGCCGATTGACATCGAGACAGCAACCGTTGACCTGAACGGCATCACTTATCCTGTAAAAGTCATCAGCAATCAGGAATATGACAGCATCACCTACAAGGGCGCATTTGGATCATATCCTACGTTTATTTACTACGCTGGCACGATGCCTAACGGTACAGTTTACACATGGCCTCTGGCCTCTAACTGTACGCTGAATATGCGTGTATTGAACATTGTAAACAGCTTTGCAACGTTAGCTACTACAGTCATCATGCCGCCTGGCTATGAAGAAGCGTTAATCAAGAATCTGGCGGTTAATATCGCGCCTCAATATCCTGGCATTGTTGTTTCCCCCATCACTATTAATGCGGCTAGAACTTCATTTAAAGCCCTACAACGCACTAATAACGTCATCCAATTACTCAGTGTTGACGGCATGCTTTTAAACCGTCATGGCGGCAATATCGCAGCATTCATAGGTGGTTACTAATGCGCTATCCGTTATTCGGCATCGGTCAAACCAGCAAATCAGTGATGGTGACTGCTGAACAGAGAACAAATATGTATCTTGAGTTTGTCACCGATGAAGATAAAAGCAAGGTGATTGCCTATGGTACGCCAGGTCTTGACCTTTTCACCTCATTTGGCGATACGCCTGTACGCGGTGGCATGGAATTGGGTGACTATAACTATGTAGTGCATCGCGGCACTTTGTGGGAAGTGAATAATGCGGCTGTAGCGGTGAATAGAGGCACATTAGACACTACATCAGGCCGCGTGAGCATGGCTAATAACGGCAATACTCTGCAAATCGTTGATGGCACTTATGGCTATACCTACAACACAACGACTAATGTATTCACCAAGATTACAGATGCTGATTTTGTACCGGCTCAAACTAACACATGGATTGATGGCTATTTCATCACAGACCAGCGCGGCTCAACAGATAAAACCAAGTGGGGCCGTTATTCATGGTCAACCGATGGCCTGACTTATAACGCATTGGACTTTGCATCAGCAGAAGCTAACCCTGACAAAATCGTGCGAGTGTACAACGATAACCGTGAACTGGTTTTATTCGGTGAAGTGACTACTGAGTTTCACTCTAACTCAGGCGCATTAGACCTGCCATTTGTACGCCAGTCAGTGATTGAGTGGGGATTAGCTGCGGTCAACTCAGTAGCGAAGATGAACGGCTCTATCATTTATCTAGGCCGCAATCGCATGGGGAAAACTCAGGTGCTGGTATTGAATGGCTATACGCCGCAAGAGGTATCTAACCAAGAGATTAGCAACACCTTTGATGGCTATGGTGATATTTCAAATGCATCCGGCTATTCATATATGCTGGGCGGTCATCCAATGTACGTGCTTAACTTTCCTACAGTGGGCAAGTCATGGCTATACGATGGCTCTACAAATCTATGGTCAAAACTCAGCAGCGGATTAACACAGACCCAGTATCTAGGCAATTTTGCCAATACGTTCACTGTAGTGAGCAAGGTGCTGGTTTATGACTATGCTAACGGCAATATCTACACTATCAATGCCAACACTTACACCGACAACGGCACGCCGATTGTGCGTGAAATGTCATCACGTCATATTTTTGATGAAAAGTATCACACTATAGGCCGTATCTGGCTGGATATGGAAACAGGCGTAGGGCTTGTGAACGGTCAAGGCTCTAATCCTCAAGTCATGCTGAAAATATCAAAGAACGGCGGCAGGACAACACCAGTTGAACGGTGGGCAGCATTAGGCAGGATTGGCTCTTATATTGCTCGTGTGATTTGGAACAGGCTCGGTGCTTCGCGTGATTTTGTGGTAACTGCACGTATTACAGACCCAGTGAAAGTCGTCATTATCGGTGCATGGGTAGATATGCAATGAACATCACCCAGCCTACACAGAATCAGCCGGTACAGAACGGCGATTCAATAGACCGTAACTGGTACACGTTCTTTGTTAATGTTCGTAACTATATCAACTGGAACTCCCAAAGTGGGACTACTGCTAACAGGCCAACACAGTTTTTGATGATAGGCCAGCAGTATTACGACACTACGCTAGGTTATCCGGTATTCGTGCATAGTGTAAGTCCGGTAGTGTGGCATAACGCGGCAGGGGTAGCTGTGTGATTACTTATGAATGGTGCAAGCCATCAAGAGTTTATAAAGCTATACACGATGCTTGCATATTAACGCCAGAAGTTAGTCACCTAATGGGGAATGAAGCAAACACACTGGAAAGACTTAGAAACTTTGATATTTTAGGTGTATTTGTTGATGGCGTTCCTATCGGGGCATTCATGTTTAGCGGCAATGAGTTTCATGCAGCAATATTGCCAGAGTTTAGAAGTAAATGGATGAATAAGAAATTCATAAAAATAATGTTGGATGAAAAAACAAAGCGTGGTGGATTATTTACAACGATTACTATTGCATCTGACAAAGTACATAAATCAGTGGTGCATTTCTGCAACCGTTATCAGATAGAGGTTAAATATGTTCGGTAAAAGTATAGGTGTGTTAAAGCATCCAGGTTATAACGGAGTAGGGAGCATCGTAGGCGCGGTAGGAAGTATTGTAGGCGGTGCAATGGGTTCTAGTGCGGCAAGTGACGCGGCAGACGCTCAAGCAGCATCAGCGGCAGCAGCGCAGGAAGAACAAAAGCGAGAATATGACCTTAACCGTCAGGACTTGCAGCCATACCGTGAGGCTGGGGCATCAGGTGTCAATAAACTGGCTTACCTGTTAGGGCTTGATACTCCAACAAATAGCACATCATCAGGCAGTAGCGCAGACAAGCCATTAACGCAGCAGGAATGGCAAGCACAAAATGCTTCAAATAATACATGGAACTGGCGTGCTAATCCTGATATTGGCACTTCACCGATTGACCATCGCTTATTTGGCTTTCAGGATAGACCTGTTACCAGAACTGGCGCATCAAACGAAACCTATCAGCAATACCTAGATAAATACAACGCATCACATAAGGCAGTGAATACTGCGCCTCGTGATAGCACATTTGGCTCATTGCTCAAGAAGTTTGACCAGAACGACTTGAATAATGACGTTGTTTATCAGAACGGCCTTAAATTTGGCTTAGACCAAGGCACAGGCGCGATTGATTCAAGGGCAAGAGCTAGCGGATCAAGTGATAGCGGTGCAGTCTTGAAAGAGCTTACACGTTACGCGAATGACTACGGCACGACTAAGGCTAACGATTCTTACAATCGCTACACTTCTGACAATAACGGCATCTATAACAAACTGGCTGGCATTGCAGGCGTAGGGCAGACAGCAACCAATACAGGCGTACAGGCTGGGCAGCAATCTGCGAATAACATATCAAATATCCTGCAATCAGCCGGTAACGCTCGCAGTGCTGGCATCATCGGCTCTAATAACGCATGGGCTAATGCAATGGCAGGCGTAGCTAATCAGAACTGGGGATATACACCTAATGTATACGGTAGTGGACCAGTGGGCACGAATGGCGCAGGCGGCACTGGCATAATCTGGAATTAAGGAAAAATAATGGCTCTTGATGCAAATATCATATTAGGTGGGCAGGCTCCTAAAATCATCAGCGGTGATGAACGTGCTGCGAATGCCTCAAAACTACAGTCTTTACTGCTAGGCAATCAGGAAGCGCAGATGAAAATGCAGGAATATCAGCGCCAACGTGCGGATGAAGATGCTTTACGCGAGTTCTACCGGACTAATCCAAATGCCACAGGTGAGCAGTTACGTGGTCAAGGCTATGTTAAACAGGGCTTTGAGGCTGATAAGTTCAAAGGTGAACAGGCAAAGAACCAGAGCGAGATTCAGGCTAAAGCTATCGAGACGGCACACAAAAAGGCTGATTTGTTCGGTCAGGCTGCTGGCTATGTAAAGAATAACCCTACACCTGAAAATGCTCATGGCGCGATTGACCAGTTAGCCAGTATCGGTGCATTAAGCCCAGAAGAAGCACAGCAGGCGCATATGTCAGTGCCGAAAGATTCAGCAGGCATTGCATCATGGGCGCAGCAGCACTATGTATCTGCTTTGGCAGCGAAAGACCAGTTGCCTAAGATTGATACGCAGAATCTTGGCGGTGCTCATGTAACGCAATCAGTAGACCCAGTGACAGGTAAAGTCAGCGTACTCAATACTATGCAGAACACGCAAAGCCCTGACAGTATCGCGTCTAATGCGCGTCAGGCTGCGGATAATGCGGCAAGTCGTGCGATTCAGATTCGCGGTCAGAACCTTGTTAATGAGCGTGCTAAAGAGACTAATCAAATGGGCAAGGCCCCTAATGGCTATCAGTGGAGTGCAGACGGTTCAAGCCTGATCCCTATTCCTGGCGGCCCTGCTGACAAAGCAAAAAACATGAATGAATCTCAATCTAATGCCAATATATTTTATGGCAGAGCAAATGAATCAAACAAGATATTGAATGACTTACAAGGTAAATACTCTGTTACCAAACTTGGCGCTAAACGTGGTGCTGAGAGTTTATGGGGTATTGGTGGGGCATTAGGTGCGGCAGGTAACACCATGCTTGGTGATAACGAGCAACAAGTGGAACAGGCACAGCGCGACTTTGTGAATGCTGTATTGCGTAAGGAATCAGGCGCATCTATAAGCCCTAGCGAGTTTGAGAATGCCTATAAACAATACTTCCCGACTGTTGGCGATTCAGTAAAAACTATTCAGCAGAAAGCGGCAAACAGGCAGAAAGAGCTTGAAGGGCTTTTAACAGCTACCGGCAAGGATAGTGGCAAGCAAAACATCATGCCGTCTAATACGCCTATGCCTTCAAACAATTCAGGGTGGTCAATTAAAAAGGTTCAATAATGGCAAAATTCAGAATCACATCACCTGATGGCACTAACTATGAAATCACTGCGCCTGATGATGCTACAGAAGAACAGTTAATCTCATATGCTCAAAGCCAGCATAAGCCAGAGCAAGCGGCTCCTGCAAAACCTAAACAGCCATTGTCATCCCCTAACTGGCTAGAAGACAAGATAGCTAAACTTCCTAACATCGTATCACCTGAAACAGAAAGTAAGGTGCGTAGCTTTGTTGCTGGTATGGCAGACCCTAGCGTTGGCGCATTCCAGTTAGGGGCTAATATCATCGGTCAAGGTGACAAGGTAAATAAAGCTATTGCCAACAAAGAAACTGAAATCAACAATGAGCGTAATTCAGTTGGCAGGGGTGGCATGGATGGTTATCGTTTACTCGGTAACGTTGCAAGCCCTGCAAACCTGATAATGGCATCAAGATTTGCGCCTGTTGCGACTACTGGTGCAAGAGCGTTGCAAGGGTTACAAGTAGGCGCGATTGGTGGCCTGACTGCCCCTGTCACTAGCGGTGATAACTACGCAGGCACTAAGGCACTTCAAACTGTTGGAGGTGCTGCTGTCGGGGGTGTAATGGCCCCTGTAGCTGGCAAGATTGGCGATGTGGTAGGGAACGCTCTGAATAAGATTAAATTGTCTAATACAGCCAATGTAAGTCAGGCTGATGTTGATAAAGCCATCACTAATGCACTATCAGAGGTTAAGCAGAACATCAATGATATTGACCCATCCATTCTGCAAAATATCCGTCAGCAAGTAACAGATAGCTTGCGCGGTGGCAAGAATCTAGACGTTGCCTCTGCATTCCGTAAAGCTGATTTTGATGCGTTAGGCATGCAAGGTACGGAAGGACAGATTACCAGAGACCCTATCAAGTTTGCGCGTGAAATGAATTTGCGCGGTGTCAATGGGGTAGGTGAACCAATCCAAATGCGATTCGACCAGCAAGCACAAATCTTGCAAAACAAGGTAGGTGCTCTTAAAGATGGTGCTCAAGAGGCATATCCTGCTGGTAAACAATTAGCGACTACCCTAGCTAATACCGATGAAACATTGAGAAAGAACGTTACTAACCTATACACGCAAGCGCGTAACTCTGCTGGCAAAGATTTAGACGTGCCACTGCAAGGACTGGCGCAAGACTATACCAATGTACTGGATAACTTCGCAGACAAAGTTCCTGCTGGCGTTCGTAACCAGTTTAAACAGTTAGGGCTTGAAGGCGGTCAACAATTAAAACCATTTACCATTGAAGGTGCAGACAGGATTCTAAAAGTTATCAGCGATAACAGGGGAACAGATAGGGCTACTAATCTTGCTCTTGATAAATTGTCTCAATCCATCAAGAATGCAGTATTAAGCGTAGATTCATCAGGTGGCCCATATGCCCCGGCTGTGAAAGCAGCCGCAGAACGTTTCAGGCTTCAAGATGCTATCCCTGCATTGAAAGCTGCTTCAAATGGTGATATAGCACCTGATGACTTTGTGCAAAAGTTCATTGTGAATGGCAAGACGGAAGAAGTTAATAAACTGGCTTCTTTACTCAAGACTACAGACAAAACAGCTTATGACCAAGCAAGGGCGCAGATAGGTGCATCGCTGTATAAAGCTGCTTTCGGTAATAATGCGGCTGGTGATAAGGCGATTGCTGCTGAACGGTTCGGAAGTGAATTAAACAAGTTCGGTTCAGATAAGCTGGCAGCATTCTTCACTAAAGATGAAATCGCACAGTTAAAGACTATTGAACGTGTTGCAGCCTATCGAGGTAGTACGCCATCAAATGCACCTGTTAATTACTCTGGCACATCGGCTGCATTGGTTAATTTGCTTAAAAAGATTCCTGGCGTTCCTGCCGTTGTTTCACTCGCTGATGCGGCTAAAACTACCATCAATAATGGCAGTGCTGTCAAGTCTGCGCTGGCGGCTAATGTTCCGACTACTGCTGCGACTGTTAACCCTAAAATATCTAATGCGCTTTCCAAGTTGCTTGTTGGTGGCACTCTTGGATTTACGTCTGGGGCTGTACGACAATAAAAAGCCGTAAAAGGCCACGCCTACAATCGGGGCGAGTGCCTGTAATACCATTTCAGTAAATTCCATAGCAACCCTCAAGCCTCCTAGTGAGGCTTTTTTATTGGATAAAATATGTCAGTAAATCTATCACCGATATTTAACGGTACGCAATTCAAGAGTGACGGAACGCTGGCCTCTGGCTATAAGATATACACTTATGCAGAAGGTTCAAGCACTCCGTTAGCCACTTATACTACATCGTTAGGTGACGTACCGCAAGCCAACCCGATTGTGCTTAATTCACGCGGTGAACCTGCAAGCCAGATATGGTTAACATCAGGGGCTGGCTATAAGCTGGTACTGACTACTGACTTAGGTGCGGTAGTCATCACCGAAGATAACATACGCGGCATCAATGACACATCATCATCAGTTGACCAGTGGCTTGTTAGCGGCCTTACACCTACTTATGTGAGTGCAACACAGTTTACTTTAGTCGGAGACCAGACTACAGCCTTTCATGTAGGGCGCAGGATTAAACTGCTTGTTTCTTCCGGTACGATATACGGCACGATTACAGCCAGTGCTTATGGTGCGGTAACGACTATCACCGTCAAGACCGATTCAGGCGCGATTGATGCAGGTATTAGTCAGGTAAGTATTGGCCTGATTACATCAGTCAACGGCTCATTGCCTACAATAAATTATTCACGCATGACTGTTGCGGCTACTGCTACAGCTACACCTTTATGGGCTAGTACCAATGTACAGGACTGGACAGGTACACCAACGATTACAGCATTTCCTGCGGCATCACAGGCAGGCTCACAGCGTGTTGTTTATCCTGCGGCTGGCACTATCATCACACATGGCGGCAATATCAGTGTACAGGGCGCAGCTAACTACACCACAGCGGCAGGAGATGAGCTAACAATCACCGCTGTCACTACGTCCACTTTTACCGTATCAATCAAGAAAGCTGATGGCTATGCAATCAATCAGCAAATCATCTCAAGCAAGATTCAGCCTATTACTGCAAGTGTTGGCTCTAGTGCTCTGACTATCACGCTAAATGCGACTAATCTTGATTTCAGGTCTGCAACACTTGGCAGCGGTACAGTCAATACACGTCAGATTGCCAGCCCTATCAGCGTAGTAGTTTCAAGCGGTTCTACATTAGGCACTGTAAGTGCGACACAATCAAGGCTTGCTGTATTGGCTATTGATAATGCTGGCACGGTTGAATTGGCTGTAGTCAATGCTTCTAGTGGGTTATTACTGGATGAAACTGCGCTTATCAGTACCACAGCAGAAGGCGGTGCTGGGGCGGCTGATAGTGCAAATGTCATCTACTCAACGACTGCAAGGGCAAGCGTTCCATTCCGCATTGTAGGCTATGTTGAAAGCACACAGGCAACGGCAGGCACATGGGCAACAGCACCTAGCACTATTCAAGGCTCTGGTGGTACTGCATCAGTATCAACTGTAATGAATGCTCAAGGCGCAGCGCCTATGTTTGCTTGCAGGGCATGGGTGAATTTTGACGCAACTCGCAATGCATCAGGCGGTACTGATTCAGCCAATACAAACAGGTTTATCCGTGCCAGTGGCAACGTCACAAGCGTACTCAAAAATGCTACTGGAAGTTACACAATCACATTCACTACAGCACTGCCAGATGCAAACTATGCATTTAGCGGTGTTGTAGAGGATAACTCAACTACAGGCGATAGCTATTTAGGTATCGCAAATAACAGTGCTCAAACCGCATCAACGCTAGAGGTTAAAGCATTTTCCTCATCAATAGCATTTGATACAGCAAGATGCACAGTTTCAGTGTTTAGATAAAAAAATGACCGCATCTAATTGCGGCAAGTAATAACTATAAATCATGACCATGAAAGGCCACCAATGGAAGCATTAATCGCTTTAAAAGGATGGATAGGGGCAACCATTCCAGCAGCAATCGGCTCTCTACTCTCGCTCTATGTTTCAAAAGAAAAAACAGCAGCCATGAAGCGTTGGGAACTGTTCTTTGTGTTTATCTCTGGCATTGCTTTGGCTCATTACTTGGGAGGTGCTGCGATTGAGTACAGCAAGATTGACCCACACGGACTGATTGCAGATGCTATCAAGCTGACTATTGGCCTTTTAGGTATGGCGACCATTACCAACATCATGACGCAGATACCCCTAGCAGTAGAGGGATTGCGTAAGAAATGGACATCATAATGTTATATCTCGCTTTGTTTGGGGCGTGTATAGCAGTTGAACTAAGCCCAAAGATACACACAGATAATATCTTGAAAAAGATAGCAATTGGATTTATAGCGGTAGGTGCTCTGGTGGAGTTTGCAGGTAGACACTCGTTATTCGTTGAGATAGGGATTCTCACGTATCTGGTAGCTAATCTATGCACGGCTTATTGCACAAAGCCTAAGCGCAGGAGTGCAGACCAATGAAGCTAACACTACAGCGCAAGCATGGAACTATAGGACATACCCACGGAACGCTATCAATTGATGGCGTTTATTTTTGCGACACGCTTGAAGACCAAGAACGTGCTGAAAAGATAAAAGGTGAAACAGCTATCCCATGTGGGCATTACAAAGTCACGGTGGATATGAGCATCAGATTCAAAAGATTCATGCCATTGATACATAACGTTCCTAATTTTGAAGGCGTAAGGATTCATAACGGAAACACTGATAAAGATACCGAAGGCTGCATTCTTGTTGGTAAATATCTGCATGAAGGCTTTATCACAAAATCACGCGATACATTCCAAGCGTTAATGAAAAGAATCAATGAAATTAGAGCTAAAGACGTTATCACTATCGAGATAATCTAATGACCAATATCGTTGACGAAGTATTAAAAGATTTTGCAACAGATAGACAGAAACAATACATTGATGCAGTAAACAAGTCAGGCAGTATCATGGGCGGCGCAAGGCTTTTAAACGTACCGCGCCAGACTGTACAGGAAGCATTAAAGAAGATACGCAGAAGGGCATCAGTACAGGGTTATTCACCTACGCATGATATGACCAGAACCGTACCTGAAATGTACAGGGTGAAAGGCGTATCAACCTACTACAATAAAGACGGGAAGCCATCAGGTCAGTGGGTGAAGTCAAGCATTGATAATGATAGGTATCAGAAAATTATGCTTGAAGCTATTGAGGCTATTAAAGAGGATATCCCGCGCCTTACGCTGATGCATCCACCGCCATTAGGTAATGATAACTTATGCAACTGTTACGTGATCACCGATTACCACATGGGTATGCTTGCATGGGATGAAGAAGCAGGCGAGAACTGGGATATTAAGATAGCAGAAGATTTAATCGTTAAATGGTTCAAGCAGGCCATAGCACAATCACCAGATTCAAATCATGCAGTATTTGCACAATTATCTGACTTTCTGCACTTTGATGGGATGGATGCAGTAACGCCAGCATCTAAACACCTGCTAGACGTTGACACGAGATTCTCTAAGCTGGTGCGATCTGCTATCCGTGTATTGCGTCAAATCATAGATATGCTGCTAACCAAACACCAGACTTTGCACATCATCATGGCAGATGCAAACCATGACCCAGTATCGCAGATAT